GCTGACGGATGAGGAGATTCAACCCATGGTTCACAAGGCTATGGCTTACTACGGTTACAAGCCAGAGCATTCAACGCTTACATTAGGCGCAGGGTTTCATGCACTTGTCCGAGCCATCGAAGCCAAACTCAAGGAGAAGAACATATGAAAGACGTAATATTTTTTATGTTGTTCATCATTGCGGCAAACTTCTTTTTTAAGGGAGAGCCAAGCCTGTATGACTTGTTGCACGAGCGTGCCATTGAGGCGGCATCAAAGGAGAAAAGCAAATGATCGAATTAAGCCAAGAGCAAATTGCACCGATACCCAATGAAATGCTGATGCGGGTCATTCAGTTGAATGAGGCCATCGTGCGTCAGAACGCCCTGATCGTTCAGGCATTGACACTGCCAGCCATGATCATCAAGCAGGAGAAAAGCAATGGGTGACATGGCCGACTACTACGCAGAGATGGCAACCACGTTGCCTGACTATATGACTTACGGTGACGACGGGCATGGCCCAGACAACCGCTTCGACGAGTTTCGTGACGATGCGTGGGTGATGAAGGATGGCACGACCATCTCGATTCGCAAAATGACGGACAGCCACTTGCTGGCCGCATTCAAGGTTTTTGGTGATCAACGATTCAGGGATGAAATGCTGATCCGTTTATTTGAGACAAGAGCAAACCCAAAGGTGAGACTATGAACAAGCAGGAGATCGACGACATGATGAAAGACCTTCCAAGCCAGCAGTTACCAGAGGAAACCACCTTGCAAAAATTCACCATTGCGGTAATATTCATCCTGTTTCTTTTGTTCTGGATGTGGGTGCCAGACTTCACGTTGACAGAGGACGAATGCGCACAGCAGGAGTCCAGCGCGTATGTCAGGAACCTATGTCGAGAGGGTAAGTTGTCGAAACCTTAATGGTTCCACAATGAAACCATAATGGTTTTCAGAGATGAGGTCGGGTAGCGCCCGAATAGGTGATCCCCGCCGAGTAGAAGGGACAGCGGGGTGTGATGCCCCGACCAAGACGCATGGGGATTGAGGTGGCACGGGCTGAGATGCCGCACACAGTCCCCAGCCGTGTTGGTGGAAACGGGAAATCGCCACGGGACGCTGTGGCTACGTCGCACTGTGAGGGCTTTGCGGCTGAGACAACCCACCCACGCTCCTGCCAGAGGGAAGCACCCTGCTGGCGATTGGGACACCAACAACCTACACGCATGGACTCCGACGCATAGGCATGGAGCGAGTTCACGCTATCAGTGCGAGGATGGACAAGGCCTACTAAGCCCCAGCCCCTTCCCACTGGAGTCCAGCCGTGTTGGTGGTGTACTGGGTTAGCGCCAGTACAGACTTAACCGTCGGACGAAACGCTAAAGCGACACTGCTTCATGTGAGCCGCCAACATCCAACAAGATGCAAAGAAGTCCATAGAGGGTCTTGACAGGGTCTTGAGGGTATGTATAATCGGAACCGTTGCCGTGGAAAGCGACAGATTAGAGCCGTTACTCATGCCTTCGCCCTTGGTTTTTACTCTTGGGTTTCCACCGAGGGCAGTAGTAACGGCTTTTTTGTTTTTCTACTGTGACCGCACATCATGCGGCACGTCGGTGGTGATGAGTGAATAACCCTGTAACACGAGCAAGCCATAGCAGGGAGCGTGGGCGAATCCTAGAGCGCGGCGGTTGAAACATAGTCTGGGATGCTGGCGAAGGAATTACTCCGACGGCAGAAAAGCGAGTCCTGTCCCTGTGACGGTATGGGCTTGCTATGCTCGAAACCCACCTCTGGCAGTCGGAAACAGGGAGTAGCGAAAACCACAAAGGTTTGCTAAACTGGTGACAAGTAAAACTAACAGGGGAATACGGGTCATGCCAGAAACCGTCAAGAAGGGGTCTAAAACGACCCAGAAGCCTTCAAAAGCCAAGATACAGGGCAAAGGTGCTACAACGCCTGCAAAAGCCTCTAAAGCCCCAAAGAAGATTGGAGCACCCACAACATTCAACCAACGCACTGCTGACCTCATCTGCATCATGCTCTCAGAGGGTATGAGTCTCAGGCAGATACTGAAAGCTGATACGACTGGAACACTTCCAGCACAGTCGACGGTTTACGAGTGGTTGCTTCGCCATCCCTCCTTCGCGGAGCAATACGCACGCGCTCGGGAAGAGCAAGCCGATACGCTGGCTGATGAAATCATCTCGATTGCTGATGAACAGCCAGAGGTCATCGCGGTGACTGACAAGCAGGGAGCGCTGATCGAGCACAAGCTGGATGGTGCATTCCTTCAGTGGCAGAAGAACCGCATTGATGCACGCAAGTGGACGGCGATGAAACTCAAGCCCAAGAAATACGGCGACCGCATGGCTGTAGAGGGTGTAGAGGGTGGAGCCGCTATCAAGACAGAAGACACAGGCGCGAATAAGTTCCTCGAGATCATCAAGAACATGGAGATGAGCAAACGTGCTGGCTGACCTTCTGGACGACCCAGAAGTTCTGGCGGAGTTTGATGCCAAGCCAGAGCACGAGCGGATAGCGCTGATCGCTCATGCATCATGGGTGCAGGGTGCGCATAAGTACCAGATACCTCCGCCGCTGGAGATGGATTACACGGTGTGGATGATGCTTGCAGGGCGTGGAGCAGGCAAGACGCGCTCCGCCGCTGAAGCGCTATGGTGGTGGTGCTGGATCACCCCAAACAGCCGTGGGCTTGTTCTAGCCCCTACCAGCAACGACGTGAAGTTCACCTGCTTTGAAGGGCAGTCTGGACTGCTCTCCGTGATCCCCAAAGAGTTGATCGTTGACTACAACAAACAAGACCACCAGATCAAGCTGGTGAACGGCTCCATCATTCGCGGTATCTCAGCGGATTCGTATGAGCGTTTGCGGGGTCCTCAATTCCACTTCGCATGGTGCGACGAGTTAGCCGCCTTCCAATACCTCCAAGAGGCGTGGGACATGATGATGTTCGGTCTACGCCTTGGTGACCAGCCAAGGGTGATTGTCACCACCACCCCCAAGCCAAAAGACCTGATCCTAGAGTTGGTGGGCAGGGAAGGTGAGGACGTGATCATCGACCGCGCCAGCACCTATGAGAACAAAGCTAACCTCGCTGAGAGTTTTAGCAAACAATTAGATCAGTACAAAGGAACCAAGCTATACGAGCAGGAGGTGCTTGGACTCGTGGTCGACCTCGAGGACGGAAAGGTGGTCAGCAGGGATATGTTCAAGATGTGGCCCGCTGGTCGCCCCTTCCCCAAGTTTGAGTACATCCTGCAAAGCTACGACTGCGCATACACCGACAAGTCCTACAACGACCCCACAGCGATGACGACGTGGGGAGTGTTCAAACCCGAGGATGGACCTATGTCCGTGCTTTTGATCGACTGCTGGGCAGAGCACCTCACCTTCCCCAAGCTGAAGGAGCGGGTGATGGATGAGTGGCGGGTGTCTTACGGCGAGGGACGCGATGCCAAGCGCCCTGACCTGATCTTGGTCGAAGAGAAGGCGGCGGGGCTGTCTCTCATTCAGGAACTCCAGAAAGCGCATTTGATGGTGCGGGGATACAACCCCGGTCGGGCGGACAAGATGCAACGCCTCCAGATCACCGCCGCTATCTTTGCCGCTAAGAGGGTATGGCTCCCTGAGTCTGAGGTGCATAAGGGTTACGTCAAAGACTGGGTGGAAGGGTTCCTGTCCCAGATATGCGCATTCCCTGACTCATCCCATGACGACTACGTTGACTCAGCAACTCAGGCTATGAGGTGGCTCAAAGACATGGGTTGGCTCGACATCGACCCTGAGCCACGGTATGATGACGACGACGACTACTACGATACCCAGCCTGCGCGGGTCAACCCATATGCGGTGTAACTATGCCAAACCCTAAACAAGTCATGTCGGCAATGCAAGCCATCACCAAAGCGGCTGAGTCTGCTGGGCAGAAAGCCCCTGTGACCGCCGCCAAGCCGCTGACTGGGTTGCAGGACTATCACACCTCCATGATGGATGAAGTGCGTCGACGCGCTGTTGAAGCAAAGAAGGAGATGGATTCCTTTGACTACCTGTACGACAAAGGTCAGCGCGTGTTCACTGAGCACGGCGCGAAGAACAACCTGCCACCACTGACTGTCGTCGAGCGCAGTCGGCATGGCAATAACATCATGTGGGAAGGTGAGCCTTGGAGAAGTCCAAAGATCATTGACCCTGAGACAGGGAAAGCCAAGCGCACGCCGTACGGCCCCGGCTACAAACTCCGACGCGAAAACCCAGAAACTGGCGAGTGGCAAGAGTTCATCCTGCCTGAGTCAGCTATCAAAGGCGCGGTGAGTGAAGCCAAGGGCGGCGCTGTCCGTATGCAGGTCGGTGGTCTTATGTCAGTGCTCAACGCTGGCAAGGCTGGCGCTAAGTTGACTAGGGCTGAGAAGGCGGCATTGCGTGCTCAAGGGTTAGGCATTCCTAGTGTCGACTTTGCTGATCCGCTGAACCCCAAAGACATCATGCGAATGTCTGAGGCGCTAGGTGCTTCTGGTTCTGAGGGCAAGACGCTGAACCTAACGCAAGCTGATCGCTCCCGAGTGTTTGGACCCAACAAGGGTGGCACAGGCTTCTCTGGTTTGCAGTTGACAAGCCCAGCCCACCAGCAGGCAGGATCGACATGGGGTGTAGGCAAACCCAGCCACGTTACCCGCATGATCAATGCCAACACGCCTGACACTGTCTGGTCACCCTTCATTGGCTCACCGACTCAGCACATGAGCAACCC